TGAGACCATTTTCAATTGGTTTCGATTCACTTTTTAATGACTTCGACAGGCTCTTAGATACACCTGCACCGTCATACCCACCATACAATTTGATTAAATCAAAAGATGGTGAAAACTATAAAATACAATTAGCACTTGCTGGTTGGGATAAAGATTCCGTTGATGTTGAAGTCAAGGAAAATACCCTAACAATCAAGTCCAAAAAAGACGAAGTTGAAAACGATGAAGAATTTTTATATAAAGGTATTTCAACTAGATCATTTGAAAGGTCTTGGACACTATCTGAGGAGATGAAAGTTCAAGGTGCTAAATTTGAGAATGGGTTATTGGAGATTTCTTTAGAGAAAATTATTCCTGAAGAAAAGAAACCAAGAACTATTGATATAAAATAAAAATTTTAACTTGGGGGTTGACAACAACCCCCTTTTGTGATATAATATATTATGATTTTTAAATCTTCCAAAAAATTAATATTTTATTGCACGATTGAAGGTGTTGAAAAAACAATGCCTATTATATCATCAAAAGAAATAAAATATGATTGGATAAAACGTCTTACCTCTTCTTTTACAGATAAAAATTTAGATGTATCATCAACTTTCACAGACGGAAAAATAAGAAATGCCTCAAGATGTCCAGGTATATTTCAGATTAAAAATCAAGGTTGGATTCTTAGGGCATGGCAAGACATTGAATTGTCTTTAGATGATCCTGAATACAAATGGAGAACGCCACTTAATCAATTAAATTTATCTGAGGGTAGAGGTCAAGAGGATGTTACCCATCATGCTGAAATGGTGTTAACAGAACACTTTGAACATTGGCCAGAAAATGCTTTCTCTCAGATATTGAAAATTAATACACCTTGGTGTGTTAAGGTACCAAAGGGTTATGTTTTAAATCAGTTTCACCCATCATACTTAGATGATGATCGATTTACTTCTTTACCAGGAACATATGCACCAGAGTATGGAATAGGAACACTAAATGTTCCAATGATATGGCATAGTAAAACAGGCAGATTTTTGATAAAGGCTGGAACACCTATTGCTCAGTTAATTTTAAGTAAAAAAGAAAACATACCATTTGAAAATAAAGCTATTGATAACCAGTTTAAAAAAGAATTAAAAATACAAGATATATTAGAAAATATGAATTTTAAGAGAGTTTATAAAAATATTATTGACTATTACAAGAAAACATGATATAATGGTGACTGATGTTTAAATATGATGAACAGAAAATTATAAAAGAAATAGAAGACTATATTGAATCTACATATGGTCAACACTATTCTTCTAAAGATATTCAAGTGCAAGACTTATTTCAATCGATAGGTATTGCATCGGATTTTTGTCGTGGTAATGCGATGAAATATCTTGCCCGTTATGGCAAGAAAAATGGTAAGAGTGAAAGTGATTTATTCAAAGCCATACATTACATTATATTATTGATAACAAGTGAAAGGCAAATACAACATGCAAATAAGCGAAAACACTAGAGAAGTGTTAAAGAATTTTGCTGAGATTAATCAAAACTTACTAGTTAATCCTGGCAAGAAACTTTCAACAATCTCTACAATGAAGAACATCTTAGCGAAGGCTGAGATTGAAGAAGAATTTCCACAAGAAATGGGTATCTATGATTTACATGAGTTTCTAGGCACCCTTGGTTTGTTCTCTAAACCAGTGTTGAAGTTCGATGAGAAGAATATGGTAATCAATGAAGATGGTGTTTCTACAAAAACGAAATACTATTTCAGTGATCCATCTGTGTTAGTGGCACCAACAAAAGATATTAAAATGCCACCAATTGATGTTTCATTTACAATAACACAAACAGACCTATCAAAGGTCAAAAAGGCATCTGCCGTTATGCAGTTGCCAGATATTACTGTCACAGCAAAAAGTGGTGGTGATATATTCTTAACAGCAGTTGATAGTAAAAATTCAACATCAAACGATTATTCAGTCAAAGTAGGAGAAGAAGCACCTGCAGACTTTACTTTTCATTTTAAGGCAGAAAACTTTAAATTAATTGATGGTGACTATGATGTCGAAATATCTAAATCACTAATCAGTCATTTTAAACATAGATCCAAAAGTGTAGAGTATTGGATTGCATTAGAACAAACATCTAAATACGGTAGTTAATCGTGGTTGAAAACGATAACTTCTTATGGGTTGAGAAATATCGACCTCGCAAAATAGATGATTGTATTCTACCAGATTCACTGAAGAAAACTTTTCAGACGTTTCTGGAACAAGGTGAAATACCTAATCTCTTGTTATCAGGCACAGCAGGTACGGGTAAGACAACAGTTGCTCGTGCCTTGTGTGAAGAATTAGGTTGTGATTATATTATACTGAATGGTTCTGATGAAGGTCGTTCGATTGATACTGTAAGAAACAATATTAAAAACTTTGCTTCGACAGTATCGTTGGCAGAAAGTTCTGGTCCCAAAGTTGTCATTATTGACGAGGCAGATTATATGAATCCAGAATCAGTTCAACCTGCGTTAAGAAACTTCATAGAAACATTTTCTAAACACTGTCGATTTATCTTTACCTGTAATTTTATTAATAAGATTATTGCACCAATACACTCAAGGTGTACTGTTATTAATTTTAAAACAGATAAAAAAGATAAAACAAAGATGGCAGGTGGTTTTCATAATAGATTAAAAGATATATTGGATAATGAAAATGTTGATTATGATAATAAAGTTCTTGCCGAGTTAATTATCAAACACTATCCAGACTTTCGTAGAACAATCAATGAATTACAAAGATATTCTGTATCAGGTAAAATTGATACTGGTATTCTTGTTTCACTAAATGAACAATCTTTCAAAGACTTAACAAACATTTTGAAAAAGAAAGACTTTGTTGCTGTTCGAAAGTGGGTTGTTGATAGTATTGATAAAGATCCAAATCAATTGTACAGAGAGTTATATACAAATCTTTCTATAACAATGGATCCTAAAACACAACCTATAATGATTATGATATTGGCAAAGTATATGTATCAATCTGCTTTTGTGGCAGACCAAGAGATAAATATGATTGCCTGTCTAACAGAGATTATGGGTGAGTGTAAATTCAAATGACAAAAGATACACATTCAATAGTGCCTTTGTTTGCTGTTCCATTATATGTAAACGAAGGTATTAAGTTCTCAAACAAAAGTTTGAACTATATTAAGAAACTAGATTATAAAACAATTAGTGGTTCAAATGGTAAGATAAGTTTAGATAATTATATTTTAAATGATTCTAACTTAATTGATTTAAAGAATATAGTTGAAACAGAAATAGAAAATTATGTAAGACAAGAGATGCGAATATCTGACAACATAAATTTTTATTTATGTAATAGTTGGGTTATGAAACACACTAAAGGTCATCGAGCACCTGAACATTTTCACGGTAATAGTATTATTAGTGGTATTATGTATCTACAATGTGATGATAAATCAGGTGATTTAACTTTTAGTAAACCAGGAACACACACAAACTTTATACACCCATGTTTTGTATTAGATTATGATGATTGGAATATTAATAATAGTCTTTCTTGGACATTTAGACCAAGACCTGGTGATATATTTTTATTTCCTTCTTTTCTTTATCACAGAGTTGCAGAATCATTATCAGATAATGAAAGATATTGTATTGCCTTTAACATCTTTATAAAAGGTGATTTGGGTATAAAAGAAAGAGAAAAGATTACCGCTTTATATTTAAAATGAAAACAGAAAAAAAATTATATCAACTATCTGACTATCTAAACGCCATCAATAATACAAAAGAAAATTTAATGGACACAGATGATCCTGCTTGGAAAAAGAAATACCCTGGTTTCATTGTAAATAAATGTATGTCTTATCACATAGACACTTTACTAGAGGCGAATATAATGAATGGTTTTCATCATCTACCGAACGATATGCAGTTCAATTTTTATATAAATATAGTTAGACCAAAGAAAAGATTTAGTAAGTGGTATAAATCCAGCATTACTAATATTGATGTGGTTAAAAAATATTATGGCTATACTTATGAAAAAGCAAGACAGGCTTTAAACATACTGGATAGTGAACAAATTAAGAAAATAAAGTCGATTATGGAAGTCGGTGGGAGAAAAAGATGAGTGAAGATTTACAATGGTCACCAGATAGTATGCTGGAGGTCAAACTGAAAACACCAGATGATTTTTTAAAGGTAAGAGAGACCTTAACAAGAATTGGTGTTGCCAGTCGAAAAGAAAAGAAGTTGTTTCAGTCGTGTCACATTCTACACAAACAAGGTAGATATTTTATTGTACACTTCAAAGAACTATTTGCCTTAGATGGTAAAAGTGCTAATATATCAGACAATGATATAGAACGAAGAAATACGATTGCTCAGTTGTTATTTGATTGGAACTTAGTTGAGATAGTTGGTGAAATAAAAGTAAAAGCACCATTATCACAAATTAAAGTTATCTTT